GAGGAAGAAGCACAGTTAGCTGGTAAAATCCAAGATAAAAAAGAAGTCAAGTTTAAAGGTTTTGCAGAAGGTAGATCAAAATGAGTTACAAACAAACGTTATATAAAGTAGTTCAGCCTATAAAACTAAACACTATCAAAAGACTAAATAAGTCTAAAAAATGGGAGTATGGTTACAATAAGGAAAGTGATATAGTATCTATATCTAAATCCGGGCAAATAGGTGAAGTGCTAGAAATACAAGGATTTCAAATAGCTTTACCCAAGCAACCTAAAGAAATATATAGTTGTAGTAAAATAAAGTCAGAGCAAAAATGGAAACGATTTCCAGTTAATCCTGATTTTAAAAGAATTAAAACAGTATTTGATTGGCAAGAGTATCCAGATGATTTTAAGCAAAAGCATTATGGATATATAGACGAAGAGTTTAAAAGAAGAGAAGAAGGTTTTTGGTTCATGAATAACGGTAAACCAACATATATAACAGGTACACACTATATGTACTTACAATGGAGCAAGATTGACGTTGGGGCTCCAGATTATAGAGAAGCAAATAGATTGTTCTTTATATTTTGGGAAGCTTGTAAAGCAGATAAGAGAAGTTACGGAATGTGTTATTTAAAAAATAGACGTTCTGGTTTTTCTTTTATGAGTTCAGCTGAAACAGTTCATCAAGCTACATTAGCTAGTGATAGTAGATTTGGAATACTATCTAAAACTGGTGCTGATGCAAAGAAAATGTTTACGGATAAAGTAGTACCAATTAGTATTAATTATCCTTTTTTCTTTAAACCTATACAAGATGGTATGGATCGTCCAAAATCTGAGCTAGCTTATAGAGTGCCTGCTAAAAAATTTACACGTAAAAAAATACGTGAACGAGAGGAGATAGACGATATACAAGGTCTTGATACAACAATAGACTGGAAGAACACTGGAGATAATAGTTATGATGGTGAAAAGCTTTCTTTATTGGTACATGATGAGAGTGGTAAATGGGAGAGACCTGATAATATAAAAAATAACTGGAGAGTTACAAAAACTTGTTTGAGACTAGGTAGTAGGATAGTTGGTAAGTGTATGATGGGTTCAACGTCCAACGCATTAGACAAGGGTGGTGATAATTTTAAAAACCTATATAATAATTCAGATGTTACAAAACGAAATCGTAATGGACAGACTAAGTCAGGACTATATTCTTTGTTTATTCCTATGGAATGGAATTACGAGGGTTTCATCGACGAGTATGGACAACCTGTGTTTAGCACTCCTAGCGAACAAACGTTTGATCCACAAGGATTAGAAATCGATTATGGAGTTGTTGACCATTGGGAGAATGAAGCTGATGGCTTAAAAGATGATCAAGATGCTTTAAATGAGTTTTATCGTCAGTTTCCTAGAACAGAAGAGCACGCTTTTAGAGACGAAACGGGTCACAGTTTGTTTAATCTTGTTAAGATATATGAACAAATAGATTACAATGAAGGTAATAGAAACTCATCTGTGTTAACACCTGGTAATTTTCAATGGACAAATGGCGTTAAAGATACTCAAGTAACTTTTAATCCAGATCCAAATGGAAGATTTAAAGTAAGTTGGGTACCAGGTGCAAAATTACAAAATAACGTTATATTAAAAAATGGCGTAAAATATCCAGGCAATGAACACATGGGTGCGTTTGGTTGTGACTCGTATGATATATCTGGAACAGTAGATAGTAAAGGATCTAAGGGAGCTTTGCACGGATTAACAAAATACTCAATGGAAGATGCTCCTGCTAATACATTCTTCTTAGAATATATAGCAAGACCGCAAACAGCTGAGATATTTTTTGAAGACGTATTAATGGCGTTAGCATTTTACGGAATGCCAATACTTGCGGAAAACAATAAACCAAGGTTATTATACTATTTACGTAGAAGAGGTTATAGAGGATTTAGCATGAATAGACCAGATAAGATTTGGAATAAACTATCTGTTGCAGAAAAGGAGGTTGGTGGGATACCAAACTCAAGTGAAGATATAAAGCAAGCTCATGCTGCTGCAATTGAGATGTATATTAATGACCATGTTGGTTTATTACAAGACGGTACTTATGGTACTATGTATTTCAACGAAACATTAAATGATTGGTCAAAGTTTGATATAAACAAAAGGACAAAACATGATGCATCAATAAGTACTGGATTAGCTATAATGGCTTGTAATAGGCACTTATACAGGCCAAATCCAAATAGAGAAAAAACACCATTGAATTTAAATATAACAAAGTATAATAATAAGGGATTTTCATCACAGATAATTAAAAATAAAATATGAGGTTAACGGAGCATTCTATAAATTTTCCATCACAAGCAGTTAGCGACTTAGAAAAGCTTAGTGAAGAGTATGGTTTAAAAGTAGCGAGAGCAATAAGACACGAGTGGTTTAACGGTACTACGTCAAAATACAATAGTCATCTAAATAATTTTCACACCTTAAGACTATACGCTAGAGGAGAACAACCTATACAAAAATACAAAAATGAGTTATCTATAAATGGTGATTTATCTTATTTAAATTTAGACTGGAAACCTGTTCCAATTATTCCTAAGTTTGTAGATATTGTAGTAAATGGAATGGCACAAAGAAATTATCAAATAAACTGTTTTTCACAAGATGAATATGGCGTTAGTAAAAGAACAGAATATATGGAATCTTTATTACGTGATATGCGTGCTAAAAATTTCGATAAAATAGTACAAGAGCAGTATGATATTGATATGAAGGAAAATGATCCTGAAAAACTACCTGGTTCAGAAGAAGAATTAAAACTACACATGCAGTTAGATTATAAACAAGCTGTGGAATTAGCTGAAGAACAAGCTTTAAACGTTTTATTAGAAGGTAGTGATTATGATTTAGTTAGAAGAAGAGTTCTTTATGATTTAACCGTGTTGGGTATGGGTGCGACAAAAACAACATTTAGTTTTTCTGATGGAGCTAAAGCTGAATATGTGGATCCAGCTAATTTAGTTTACTCTTATACTGAATCACCTTATTTTGAAGATATATACTACGTTGGTGAAGTAAAAGAGATACCTATAAATGAATTGGTTAAACAATTTCCAAAACTAACTGAAGAAGAAATAAAGACATTAGTAGGTAGGCAAGGTTTTAAAATGGACAGTGTGACTAATTCTGATAAAAATAAAGTGCAAGTTCTATACTTTAATTATAAGACCCACATGAACAATGTTTTTAAATTAAAGAAACTAGGTAGTGGTGCTGAAAAGGCTATAGAAAAAGACGACACATTTGATCCTCCAGTAGAAAGCATGGATGGTAACTTTGAAAGATTAGAAAGAGTTGTAGAAACTTTATATGAAGGCGTTTACGTAGTAGGTGCTGATAAAATGTTAAAGTGGAAAATGTGTGACAATATGATGCGTACAGATTCTGATTTTAATAGAGTTAAGATGAATTATCAAATTGTAGCACCTAGAATGTATGAGGGTAGAATTGAATCAATAGTTAGTAGAATAACAGGTTTTGCTGATATGATTCAATTAACTCATTTAAAGTTACAACAAGTAATGGCACGTATGGTACCAGATGGTGTTTATTTAGATGCGGATGGTTTAGCTGAAATAGATCTTGGTAACGGAACTAATTACAGTCCACAAGAAGCTTTAAACATGTTCTTTCAAACTGGTAGTGTTATTGGTAGAAGTTTTACATCTGAAGGCGATGGAAATCCTGGTAAAATACCTATACAACAAATAAATAATGGAGTTAATGGCGGCAAGTTGCAGAGTTTAATTCAAACTTACAATTATTATCTTCAAATGATAAGAGACGTAACCGGATTAAACGAGGCAAGAGACGCTAGCACTCCAGATAGAAATGCGTTAGTCGGCGTACAGAAAATGGCGGCGGCAAACTCTAATACAGCGACTAGACATATATTGCAATCTATGCTGTATGTTACAGCTCAGGTAGCTGAATGTTTATCGCTTCGTATAGCAGATATAATAGAATATTCTCCAACTAAAGATGCTTTTATTAGAGCACTAGGAGCACATAATGTGGCTACATTGGATGAGATGAAAAACTTACATTTATATGATTTTGGTATATTCATAGAGCTAATGCCTGACGATGAAGAGAAGCAAGTGCTTGAAAACAATATTCAAGTATCACTGCAACAAGGTGGTATTGATTTAGATGACGCTATTGATTTACGTAATGTAAGAAATGTTAAACTAGCTAACCAAATGCTTAAAGTAAAAAGAAAGAAAAAGCAAGAGAGAGAACAGCAAGTGCAACAACAAAATATACAAGCTCAATCTCAAGCTAATCAACAAGCACAGCAAGCTGCAGCACAAGCGGAAGTACAGAAGAAACAAGGTTTAGCACAAGCTGATGCACAATTAGAGCAAACTAAAAACCAGTTAAAAACACAATACTTGCAAGCGGAGGTTGAGGCTAAAAAACAACTAATGGCTTATGAGTTTGAATTAAACTCTAAAATAGAAATGATGAAACAACAGACATCTACTCAACTTGAAGGAATGAGGGAGGATAGAAGAGACAATAGAGTTGACATGCAAGCTGCTCATCAAAAACAGATGATTGATAGAAAAAGTGGTGGTATTCCACTTAAAAGCTTTGAATCATCAGGTAATGATAATATTACCGGAGATGCAGGAATGTAATCTCTTAATTTTTAATATTTTATAAAATTTTATTATGGAAGAACTAAACGAAGAAGTTGTTGAAGAAACAACTGAACAAAATGACGAACAAGCTTTAGAACAAGAAGTTGAGAGCGTTATAGATGAAACTAAATTTGAAAGCGCTGGAGATGATAGCGTTTTAAAAGTAGATTTAAGTCAACCACCTCCAGTAAAAGAAGAGGTTATTGAGGAAAAAGAAAATACAGAACCAGAGGCCGTAGAAGAAGAACAGCCTATAATGGAAGAGGTTATTGAGCAAGAACCGCAAACAATAGAAGAAGCGGAAGAAGTTATAGAGGAGGCGATAGAAGAGGCTCAAGAAACAGGACAACCTTTACCTGAGAATATTCAGAAAGTTGTAGAATTTATGAATGAAACAGGTGGTGATTTACAAGATTATGTTAGTCTAAACAGGGATACATCTAAAATGGACGACTCAGATGTGTTAGACGAATATTACAGAACAACGAAATCTCATTTATCAGCAGAAGAAAGAAATTTCTTATTAGAAGATACATTTGGTATTAATGAAGATGTTGATGATGAAAGAGAAATTCGTAAAAAGAAAATAGCCCTTAAAGAGCAAGTTGCCGAGGCTAGAGCCCACTTAGACAGGCAAAAGTCTAAATACTATGAAGAAATTAAAGCTGGGGTTAAGTTAACTCCTGAACAACAAGAGGCGATTAATTTTTATCATAAATACAATGAAGATCAAGAAGGTCAAAAGAAGTTATCTGAAACAAGTAAGAGGACTTTTATGAAAAAAACCGATAGCGTTTTTAACAAGGATTTCAAAGGTTTTGAATACAATGTTGGAGACAAGAAGTATAGGTTTAACGTGAAAGATACTGATAAAGTAAAGACGACCCAAAGTGATATCAATAATTTTGTTAACAAGTTTGTTGGCAAGGATAAAACAACAATTGAAGACGCTAAGGGTTATCATAAATCTTTATTTACTGCTATGAACGCGGATGCTATTGCTAAACACTTTTATGAGCAAGGTAAATCAGACGCGATTAAAGATAGAATTATTAAAGATAAAAATATTAATCTAGATCCTAGACAAACTCACGGCGAAGTAAACGTTGGTGGTATTAAAGTTAGGGCTTTAGGTCAATCTTCTAATGACATTAAAAATAGATCTTTTAAAATTAGAAGTAAAAAGAAAAATTAACAATTTAAAAAAAATATATTATGGCAATTACTGCAGGCGGTAGTTTAAATAGTGTACCTGCTCCACAAAAGCAAACGCTAAACACAAACTACTTAGATTTTACGGGCTCAACGGATACAACGTGGGCTCAACAATACCTGCCTGACTTAATGGAGAAAGAAGCAGAGGTTTTCGGACCTAGAACTATTTCTGGTTTCCTAAATAAAGTTGGAGCAGAAGAAGCAATGTCAGCTGATCAAGTAGTATGGTCTGAACAAGGTAGATTACACTTATCTTACAAGTGTTCTATGATAGATCATGCTGCTGGTATCTCTGGTAACTTAGGTTGTAAAATAGAAATATTAACTGACATGGATGGTCAAGATCCAGGTAATAATCACGGTGTTAGACTTAATGATACTGTTATTGTAGCTGGTGGAACTGGTCAAACATTTAAAGGTATCGTTACAGAAGTATCAACTGTATACATTGAGGTTATTCCTTATGATGCAAATGATTCTGTTATAGCTAATGGTACTGATAACTGTACTGTATTAGTTTACGGTTCTGAATTCAAAAAAGGAGTATCTTACCCAGGAGCACTAGCTGATGCTGGTGGTTCTCAAGCTGCTTCTACTGAATCAAGAGGTGCTAACGAACCAAAGTTTCAAACTTTCACAAATAAACCAATTATCTTAAAAGATTACTACGAAGTATCAGGATCTGATACAGGTAGAATTGGTTGGGTTGAAATTTCTACAGAAGCTGGAAAATCTGGTTATCTTTGGTATTTAAAAGCTGAAGCTGACACAAGAGCTAGATTTAATGACTACTTAGAAATGTCAATGATTGAAGGTGTTAGAGCGTCTGGAACTAATGATGCTGATTTAGCTGTTCACCAAACAGACGGTGCTGCTACAGGTACAGAAGGTTTATTTGCTGCTGTTGAATCAAGAGGTAATGTTACTTCTGGTGTTACAGGTGTAAATGCTGCTACTGACTTAGCTGAATTTGACGCTATTTTAGCTGAATTCGATAAGCAAGGCGCAATTGAAGAATACATGATGTTTGTTAATAGAGCAACGTCTCTAGCAATGGATGACATGCTAGCTTCAATGAATTCTTACGGAGCTGGTGGTACTTCTTACGGAGTATTTGACAACGATGAAGATATGGCATTAAATTTAGGTTTCTCAGGATTCAGAAGAGGTTCTTATGACTTCTACAAATCTGATTTCAGATACTTAAATGATTTAGCTACAAGAGGTGGTATTAACTCTGCTGCTGGCGCGAGCGCTATCAGAGGTGTTATGATACCAGCTGGGGTGTCTACTGTATATGATCAAAACATGGGTAAAAACATGAAGAGACCATTCTTACACGTTAGATATAGAGCTTCTCAAACAGACAATAGAAAAATGAAAACTTGGACTACTGGTTCTGTTGGAGCTGCTACATCAGCACTTGATGCTATGCAACTTCACTTCTTATCTGAAAGATGTTTGATCACTCAAGGTGCGAACAACTTTATGTTAATGAAGTAAGACTATTTATTTATAAGGGCGGTCTAGTATCGCCCTTATATTTTTATTAATTATATTATATATTATATTATGGCAAA